TATATTATTCTGTTGGTTCTTCAACAGAAATACTTGGAGAGACAAAGTTAGTACCGTCCCAAGTATCATTAACAAGTGCTGGATTTTCATCAGTATATTCAATACACTCTAAACTAGTTACTTCTTCTGCAATTTCTTTTGAATTTGCTAAAATTATATTTACTACAATATTATTTTGAAGTACTGCAAATTTTTTCATACCTTCTCCTTTTAGTAATAAAGATAAACAATTCCGCTTCCACCACTTCCGCCAGCGCCACCACCGCTAGAGCCACCACCGCCGCCTCCACCGCCTTGGCCTCCATTTGCACCAGAACCTGCAGCGTGATAACCGCCGCCACCACCAGAAGCAGAGCCTGCAAAAATACCGCTACCTCCTGCTGCAGCGCCTTGGTTATGTCCACCACCGCCGCCACCGCCGATAGCACCAGATCCGCCAACGCCACCAGGGTTTGAACTTGCTCTACCAAACCCACCGCCACCACCAGAAGTTCCTGAACCACCAGCGCCACCTACACCACCATCGGAAGAACCACCTGCTGCTCCACCTCCGCCACCGTAACCTGCTCCACCAGCACCACCAGTACCTGCTGTCAGTCTAACTCCTGCAATTCCACCTTGACCACCGTTTTGACCACCGAATCCTGCAGTTCCACCTTTACCACCAGCGCCTATTCCGTTTCCGCCTCCACCACCAACAATGTGTCCATAACGTGATTGACCACCAAAACTACCAGCAGAACCGCCTGCTCCAACTATTACGGAAGATTGAACTGGTGTCCAGCCCCAAGAAAGTCCACCAGCACCACCACCCATACCGCCATCAAATGATCCACCACCATTGTCACCACCTTGGCCACCGCCAATGACAACTGCATAAACCTGTGTAATTCCAGCAGGGATACTTACTGATCCAGATGATGTAAGGGTATGCCTTAAAGTTAAATTTTGCTGAGGTGTTGATCCTGCTACTTCTGGGAATATTGAAATTGCCATTTTTAATTATCCTTTCGTGATAATTTAATTAAAACCTTAATACGTAAAGAACACCTGGAGCACCAGCACCACCTGCAGGACCAGAACCACCAATACCGCCACCTGCACCGCCACCTGCTGTATATCCAGTGCCAGCAGTTCCTGGGTTTACGTTGCTATATGGTGAGTTTCCGCCAGTTCCAAGGGTTCCAACAACAAATGGCCAAACAGAACTTCCAACACCAGCATTATTACCACTGCCACCGCCACCGTTACTACCAGTGTTATTAATAGTTCCACCAGTAGCAGTACCACCAGCACCGCCTGAGTTAGTAGTGGTTCCACCACCACCGCCTTGACCACCATTTGCAGTCATTCCACCAAAAGTACTTGCACCACCATTACCTCCATTTGCTGAACCACCGTTCCACGCAGGACCAGCAGTACCACCAGCACCAATAGTTACAGACATAGAACCAGTAAGTGCAATAATTCCGTGGGCTACACCACCACCACCTCCTGCAATTCCAGTGTTACCATTTGCGGCCTGCCCACCTCCGCCACCGCCACCTGCACCACCAAGAACTACATATGCAAATCCTGATGCTGATGTTCCTGTGTATGTACTAGTTGCTGTTACTGTATCTAGGGTTCCAGTAAATTGATTAGTAAGAGCATTTGCTAGTTTAGTAATAGTTACAACAATGCTTGAACCAGTGTTTGTCCATACTCTTATTCTATCTGCTGTGGTACCAAGGTTAAGTGTAACAGTTCCAGAAGATGTTGTAGATGTTGTAATAAGTGAAGTTGATGAAGAAAGAAACTGAACATTAGCAACTGTTCCAGATGCACAGGTAATTTGATAAATAGCAGGTTCTAAAGTTACTCTGCCTTCATATAATGTGTTTGCCGTTATAGCCGTAACTGAGTTAGCATTAATACTTGATGTTACTGCCACTGGAAATACCGAGATAGTCATTAATTGCTCCTAAGATAATATAAGATCATTATATCATTCTTTTGGTAATTGGAGCGGATAGCGGGAATCAAACCCGCACATTAACCTTGGCAAGGTTACGCACTATCACTATGCAATATCCGCATTGTGTCTCCAACGGGATTTGAACCCGTGTTATTGCCGTGAAAGGGCAACGTCCTAGGCCCCTAGACGATGGAGACTTGGCTGGTCTGGTAGGCCTCGATCCTACGACTTGCGAATTAACAGTTCGCCACTCTACCAACTGAGTTACAGACCAAAACCCTATCCTACAAGAACCATCTCATAAGAGAAATTTTAAACCAATGGATGTTTCTGTTTAGGATTACAAAGTCAGCAAGTGCATCTTCTACCTGTTTTTCAGTCTTTCTTTCAGTAAAAGTGATTGACTCTGTTACAATTGGCACAACATTTTCAATAATGACTGTTGATGTTTCTCCTGTACCGACTACAACAGTTGATGTTTCAATATCTACCTCTGATGCCGTCAATGTTGCACCAATAGAATTATCCATTGTTTCGGTTCTCATAATTGGACGACCATCTGTCTGACCAACTGTATCGTTAAAAGTAAAAGAACTTTGAACTCCTGGCTCTAATGATGTTGACAAAACAGTTCTGCCTGTTTCGTTTTGAATTACACTTGTAGTTACTGTTGAATTATCGTTAGTTAAAGTAAATCTACCGTTTGACTCTACAACTGGTGTGCTATCTGGATTTGAAAGGTACCCACCTTGATTTTGATGTGTTTCAGGATTTGCTGCAACCTGTGGAACAACTCGTGAACCAGCAAATGTTCCACTACCACATACTGATGGTTGACAGACAATAATATTTGTAACTACACCAGCATCGTTTACCATTGCATATGTGTGGCAAGGATCCTCTGCAGAACATTCTCCTGCTTGTGCAGGTGCAGATACAAATGTAAGTGCCCCAAAAGTTAGTACAATACTAGCAACTATTGATTTTATTTTCATTTTTCTCCTTATATCATTAGACGGACTACATGACAACATGGGTCGCCACCGTCTTCCCATTCTTGAACTTCTTCTTCATCCATATATTCGTATCCACCATCATGAGTATTGCAGTACGGGTCTGAGATCCATCCCCGCTCAATACCGCTTGTTAACCAGATACCAAATTCTGCATCTTCTATGTCATCTTCTTTATGCATATTAAAAGTATACCCCTAAACGCTTACTACGTCAACTGGACCCATACAGGATGGGCTAAATTTAATGGCTGCATTTACTGCACCAACTACACGCTTTCTAGCGTCTTTTGTTTTTTCTGTGGCATTTAAATATCCATAAGCATATTCAGCACCTGACCCCATAGCAAGATAAGGAAGCGTATACTTAGACAAAGACATATCTCCAGAACTATGCTCATAAATTTGTCCACGAACAGCAATTATTAAACCAAGATCTCCATCCTTAGATGTGTCAACCCAAAAGTCATTATAGAATGCTCTAAGTTGTTTAATAAACTTAGTCTGCATAAACTTATCTGTATCTTTAATATCTGGAACATAGGGGTTAAAGTTATAGCGAATGCGCTCACCATCCATAGAACCAGCATATCCAATAAGGTAGGGTCCTAGTTTCCAAACCTTTGGACTAGATAGTGCTAGAATGGTACCATCATCAGATGCCCCACGATCACCAGCCATAAAGATTTTATTGTTTATTTCATCACGAACGACTGCAATACAAGTCATGCAGAAACCCCTCCCAAAGCGATATATTTAAGTATACCATTCCCTGAGAGGGGCTGTCAAATAGGGTCAAAGATGTTTAATTATGCTGTCTTTGATTTTGCTCTGCGCTTTTCAACTGCTTCATCCTGCACAGTTTTTGCATTCTTGTCTGTGGTGGAAAATGCTGCATTAATCTCATCTCTTGTGAGTCGTCCGTCATCCATAAATGCACGAGCCAACTTCTCAACAACAACTGCTACTGCGCTAAGGCCTGCTACTGTCATTGCTTTTGCTACTGAGATACCTGCGATTGCACCAGCGCCAATTACTGCTAATGCATTTGCTGCAAATACCGCAACAATACGCATGAGAATGTTCCAAATATTTGTAATACTGTTCATGTTTACTCCTCTCTATTTCTAATAGGACTAGTTATAATCCAAAGTGCTAATGTAGCCATGATTCCATAGCCAACTATTGTTTTTGCACTACCATCTAATACAACCCAGGCAATAAACATTCCAAGAAGAGTCCATGCCTGATCTACTAGGTCTTTCATTATATTTTTTATTACTCTTACCATTTTCTTCCTCCTCTTGAACCTGGTGAATTGCTGCCTGAGCCTCCACCAGAACTTCCTCCACCGCCTGTGCTTCCGCCTGTTGCTCCACCTGTTGCTACTGCTGCTGCATTAATTGCTGCACCTGCTGCTACAACCGTTGCTATAACCATGTCTGTTGCTTCTTCTCTTTCGCCTTCAGTCATATCTGCACCAATACTTCCAAGGGCTGCTAGGGCTGCACCAGGATCAGTAAAGACTGCTTCTAATAATGCTCCTGGATCTTGAACTAATTCTACATTTGCTGCAACCTCTGCTGTAATTATTAATACCTCGCCAGATTCAGATGTTCTTAGTTCAATTGGTGTTTCTGCTGGAAGATCTGCATAAGATACTCCAGATGCCTGAACTTCTGCTGCAGAAATAGATTCTCCTGGCTTAAGATTTTCTATTAGTGCTGCAACCACAACCTCTTTTTGTTCTTCAGTTAATTCTTTTCCATCTTTGGCTTCTTCAAGTATTTCTTTTAACTCTTCTTGTTCTGCTTCTTCTTCAGCCAACGCTTCTTCTAATTCTTTTGCCTCTTCCTCTTCCGCAATTCTTTCTTCTTCTGCAAGGGCTTCAGCCTCTGCCTCTGCCTTTGCTTTTGCAATTGCCTCTTCTTCTGCTGCTATACGCTCAGCCTCAGCCTCTGCCTCTGCAATGACTCTTTCTTCTTCTGCTATGCGCTCTGCTTCTATGCGTTCAGCCTCTGCCTCTGCCTCTGCCTTTGCTTTTTCTTCTGCTGCTTTAATTTCTGCTGCTATACGATCTGCTTCTGCTTGGGCTTCTATTTCTGCCTGAATTCTTTCTGCTTCAATCTCGGCTTCTATACGATCAGCCTCTGCTTGGGCCTCTGCTTCTGCTTTAATTCTTTCTGCTTCTTGTGCTGCTTGAAGTGCTGCAATTCTTTCAGCCTCCGCTTGGGCTGCTGCTGCCTGGGCTGCAATCAATGCTGCTGTCTCTGCCTGTATTCTTGCTGCTTCTGCTGCTTGCGCCGCCGCTTGTGCTGCAGTTGCTGCTGCAATTTCTGCTTCAGTTGGTCCAATTGGTACTGTCACTGTTGATGTTTCGCTAGGCGAAGGCGTTGTTACGGTTGTTGTTTCTGTAGGAGTTGTAACCGTTGTAGTTTCGCTGGGTGTTGTTACAGTTGTTGTTTCGGGTGTTGGTGTTGGTGTTGGTGTTGTTGCAGTTGATGTTTCAGATGTTACAGTTGATGTTTCGCTAGGTGTAGGTTCTGGTGTAGGTGTAGGTTCTGGAGCAGGGGCTACATATGTAGAACCAGTAACAACATTTGAATTTGCAGAGTAAAGGGAGAAGGTATCGTTATCTGATCTAATATGAAATGACCAGACTGTTCCTGCTGGCATAAGTCCATCTAGCAAGGAATGGTCAATTGTAATTGTTGTATTTAAAGAGTTTGGTCCGCCAACATTTCCAGTAGCAATTCCCCAACCATTACATCCAGAACAATTAAAACTTATTGCATATCTTTCTGGTTGTGTGTTACCAGTGTCGGGTGCTTCCCAGTTTAATATTGTTGAGGTTTCTCCACTAATAATAGTTAAATTTCTTGGAGGTCCTATTGTTTTTACTACTGGTGCTGCTTGAGATGTAAAGGCTTCTGCTGGGATGATCTGCATTGATCCAGATTGATTCCAATTAAGGAATACCTTTGCTCCCCCGCCATTTTCATAATACATTAATTCTATTGTTTTAGGTACTCCTGCTGTGAAGGATATTGGATCAGTTGTAGTTCCTCCGCCACCTTTGTCAACCCAGTCATCTGCCACCAAGACTCCATCAATGTACAGCCTAGTTCCATCGTCTGCTGTTGCTAAAAATGATATTTCTTGAGTAGAATCACTTCTAATTGACCCTGTAAAGCGCACAATAACATCCTCTGAGGGGCCACCTAAGACACTGCCAAGACCCCATTGAAAGTCAATGTTGGGTACATTAGTAGTGACGACTGGAGAGGCTCCCTGGGGTATGTAGGGAGAACCATTTTGTCCTAGTACATTATAGACCTGAGCAGTTAAACCTTCTGCTGCGTGGGCTTTATCAATTATTAAAAGCAGGGGAAATAGAGCAAGGGATAATACCAATGCTACTCTCAATAACTTTTTAATACTTAACTCCTTATAGTCGTAGTGGTGATATGACTATTAAGGCTATTATATCATTTTTTAGGTACAAAAAAGAGGGCTAGCACTTGGCTAACCCCCTTAATTGTTGGACTAATTAAGCCTTAACCTTCTTTTGGATCTTTACGACCAAAGCGGTTAGTGCTGTGATTTGCTTCTTAAGTGAAGCAATTAGTGCAGATACATCTGCAGACAATTTAGCAACTGCATCAACTGCAGCCTGTGCCTGTACTGTAGCAGCATCTGCAGCCTTTGAAGCAGCAATCGCTGCATCTGTAGCAGCCTGGGCTGCCTTTGCTGCTTCTTCAGAAGCCTTTGTAGCAGCCTTTGCTGATGCATTAGAAACTTCTGCTGATGCTGTTACTACAACCTGTCCAGCAAGTGGAAGTGAAGTTCCGCCTGTTGCTGAGATTTTAACAACGTTTTCAGCCAAAGGCATAAATACCTTGTATGACTTAACAGTTGCTGTATCTGTTGTAACTGAGGTTGCAGTTAGTACATCAGATGATGATCCAAATGCATAGTTAGGAACAATTCCACCTGTAGCAAATAGGTTAGCGTGTGTCTTTCCAGATACTGGAAGACCTGCTGCATCAAGAACCTGAACTGTGATAGTTGCTGCTTCTCCTGGAAGATAAACTTCCTTATCAAATGACAACTTAACAGTTGCTGCAGTTCCCTCTACACGAGTAGAAACTGGAGCAGATGATACTGTACCTGACTTAACAGTTACAGCGACTCCGCCTGTCTTGACTCCTGTAAGAGTGAACACTGCTTCACCATTTACGATTGTTGCTGCAGTTCCTGAATCGGATACCACTGAAACATCGCTTGAGAAAGCATTGAGTGTTCCTGCTCCAACTGTTACTCCAGCAGCATCATATGCCACTGCCTTAATTGTTGAAGCATTTGATCCTGTTGCAATAACAGGCTTGACTGCTGTTGCTACGATAGATGCAATATCTCCGTAGAATGTTACCTTCTCAGTTGCAAGAACTGCACCTGTAAGGGTTGTAAGAGTAATTGTTGATACTCCTGCTGTACCGTCAGCAAATACACCAATGTAATTTCCTGTTGGAATAACTACTGAGCGACCAAGAGCAGTCATAGTTGTAGCATTTGTGCCATAACCAATCATACCTGTTCCTGAAACTGTTGCAAGAATTGACTCAGTTGCTGCTCCGCCTGCTGCATTCTTAGGTGTAACAACGATTACCGCTGCTGCATCTGCTGAAGTAGCCTTTGGTGCATAAACTGTGGCATCTGCTGTTGCAGTTGTTACTTCGCCAGAGTTAAGAATTGATGTTGTTGTTGCTGCAGAAGGTGTAACATCTGCTGCTTTAACTGTTACTGTCCACGCAACTGATGGACCTGTTGCTGGACGAGTTGTAAGAATACGTGCTTCGTATGTACCCGCAACTGTTGGTGCTACCAATGAAACTGTAAACTTTGCAGTTACATATCCTGGTGTTCCAACTGTTGAGTTAACATCTGCTGAAAGGCTTCCTGCTGCAATTGTAACTACAGAGGTTGTTGTTTCAAGCAATGAGAGTGTTGCACTCTTTGATGAGCCTGATGGCTGTGCAAAAATAGCAGATAGCACCGTTGCTGTGTCTGCTGCTGTTTCTGAAATAAATGACAATGTTACTACTGCTGTAGCAGTCTCACCTGCAGTGATTGTATCTGTAGCAGAGTCAATCGTTAGTGCTGGTGCAATTACAGCAGCACTTGTCGGAAGTGCTGACATAACGCCAAAGGACATTGCTGCAGCGAGTCCTAGGGCAATTTTCTTAAATGAATTCATCTTTCTCCTTGTTTGTTTTATTCCAGCCTTGAGGCTAGAGATTTTATATTAAGTTGAATTTGTCTAAGAAATCACGAACATCGTCCGTCATTTGCTTAGGTTCTAATTCTACCATAGATCTACGTTTCTCTGCAAGTTGAGCAGAAGAAGAAGACCAAGTGTGTACTTCAATGACTGTATTAGTAGTCTTTGGGGTATGTGATATTGCCCCAAATACTGATCCAGCCAAAGCATCTGCCAAGTCTTTAGACTTCTTACGGGGGTGATCTACACGATTACCCTTCATAATCTTTAACTCAGACATTTCTTCTAGCAATATTGGGATCATAGGAATTGCTACACGCTCTTCGTATATCATCATTGCTAAATCTTCATAGTGTTTTTTTGCAACAGAAACTGTTTCAGTTCTTATTCCCACTGCCTGTAGTTCATTCTGAATATCAAATGACTGCCAACGGTCAAAAGAAACCATTCCAATATTAAATCCTTCTCTGCGAAGATTAATAATCCAATTCTTTACATCAGATAGGTTAACTGGGCCTTCTGCCCTTGGTTCCCACCAAGCAACAGCATCTACTACTACCATTGGAGCCACTTGTTCATAGTCTTTAATAACCTGAATGTTTACCCACTTGTCTACGTGAGAAATTGCTACTGCACACTTATCATGCTTTTGTGCAAGGTCGGCGTGAATATAGTAAACCTTGTCTGGGTCTGGCTTAAAGGCCTCATCAAACCTTCTAAACTGGTCTAGAGGATTTCTTAATGTCATAACTTTTTCTAGTTTAGTTCTATCCTTAAAAAATGCATCTGATGCATACGTAGGCATACATGCAAAGCGCATCATTGCATCTGCAAGGTCTGTGTAAAAAGCAATCTTAAAGTCATCAATCTTTCTGGTAGGGTTTACTTCCCAAGTTGGTCTTTTAAATGCTAATACCCTTGGAATTTTGTATGAAAGAATAGTGTCTTCATCCCAAGAAATTTCAAACCTATTCCCTGGATCTTCGTGTGGCAGATCTGGATTCATAATAAAAGTATGCTTGCGCTCAATAGTTTCTTTTTCAGCAATGACTGATTCATATCTTTGTGAAATAAAGTCGCCCTGATAACGGGGGAATGAAAGAAGAACAACCTTGCCAAGATCAGGGAAGCGAGAGTCTACAGTACCACGAAATGCTTTATAGATATTTTCAGCAGTCTTGCCCTGCTCATTTCCAGTTCCAACCTCTGATGCAAAGCCAGAGATCTCATCAAGGACTGCCATAAACAAGTTCAAACCTTCGTGTGACTCACGCTCTGAGTGACCAGAGTAAACAGTTACAGATTTATCAAAATCAATTGAGTCTGCCTTAGCATTATACTTTCCAGCAAACCAAGGGGATCTTTCAATCTTAGATTTAAAACCTTTAAAGAAAACATTCTTAGCCTGTTGAGCGTTAATAGCCACGTTAATAATATCAATAGCATCTCCTGCTGGCTTGCCATAGTACACTGCTGGGTCTTTAAGGCATAATAGTTTATACACAGTGTATGCACATGCTACTGTGGATACGAAGTCTTTTCCAGATCCCTTGCCAAGTTGCAGGATGATTTCATTCTTAGTGTACTTATTAAAGTATGCTTCTCCAGCATCCCCCATAATATCTATAAGATCTTCTTTGCGATAAATCTGACTCATTGCCTCAACAATTTGATACTGAATATCTGAAAGTTGTGGTTGTCCAAGATAGTCTGGAGACTCAACAAATGTCTTTGCGTCAACAGGTTTTTCAACAAAATGATTTTCCTTCAGTACTTCAAGGAACTCATTGAACATCGTGGACAACTGTAATCACTTCCCCTTCTTTAGCAATAGCAGAAAGGCGTTGCATAATAATATCACGAATTTCTGGATGCTCAGAAGCAATATCTCTTAAGATTCCAACAAGAACTTCTTGACGGCGTTCAATCTCAACCATCTCTTCTGCCAGTTCTTTATTCTCAAGAAGACCAGCCTTTTGTAGCATATCAATACGCTTAGACTCAATATCCATAACAAGTTTAATTGCTGCAGTTTTTGCACTAAGGTTATTAGTCATAGAGGCTTCATCAATAACCTCATAAGACTTTCCAATTAGCCTTGCATAATGTGCATCCATAGCAGCAAGAGCCTCTTTTGCACGGGCACGAATAGCATCATTTGCAGATGCCATAACTTTCCACTCGTTAATTAAAGATACAACACGAGTTCGTGGAATGTCTAGTTCTTTTGAAATAACTGTAGGGTCGTTACCTTTTAAATACTCACTGACAACAGTGTTGACCTGATCAAGATGTTTTACTAGATCATCTTCAGTTGACATATTTTCCCTCTAGTCTATTGATTTCATCTTTGATATAAAAAATTGCTTTCTCTAAGTCTTGAATAGTTTTAGACTCATCCTTAAGTCCTGCTCTCCACAAATACTTAAAGGCATTACCAACATTAAAATTGCGATGGCGAGTAATCTGAATGCACTCAACACCAGATGGGTCGGTAGTGTAGTGTGCTGGATGGTTTACTTGATCTACCGTAATATTTAGATTGTCACTCATCTTCTTCATCCTCTTCCCATTCAAATGCTTCTGGCAAACCTTTTAACGCTGTTATGACATAGGTTAGTCCTACTGCTCCAGCAATACCCAAACCAATAACTATTTTTTGCATTTTATTCATCGTCTTGACTTCCTTAGTCCGAATTTAGCAAGGTATACATAAATAGTTTCTATGCTTGCCCCACATTCTTTTGCAATTTCTTCTGGAGATTTCTTATCTACAAGGTATCTTTTGCGAAGCCAAACTTCGTTTGTGTATAATTTAGCCATCAAAAAACTCCGAATCAAATTTCCACTTCATTACTTTTGGACCTGTGTAGATCATCTCATACATTTTTGAATTAAAGTCTTCTGACAACATCTCAAACATACGTGGCGATACCTCTTCTAACTTGTCCGTAATAGAGTATAGCATTTCTCCAGTATCACCGTCAATACCGTCCATTTCAATAGCCCCCATCAACAACAGGTGCTCTAGAAAAGCAGCCTTTTTAACATCGCTATTCATTGCCAATAGCCTTTGCCCAGTTTTTTACAGCCCAATGCCCAATACCACAAGCATCGGCAACATCATTATCAGTAATAGCCCTATCATACTGAAGATTAATAAAGTTTATAGTTCTTTGTTTTCTTAATTCTCTCTCATTAGCCTTATGCCAAGCCTCTGACTTACCTGGATTTTTAGATCTTAAAAAAAGTTTTTCATCTTTAGAAATCTTTTTATTGCCAATAAAGTTTTGCCATGTGATTGGAGAAACTTTTCCAATAGTATTGATCCCAGACTGACCTGCTGCACCCAACAAAGCACCCTGAACTAATGCAAGGTCTGCAGCAGTTTTTGGGCTATTCATAAACACGGTATGTTCAATAACAATAGCATCTACATTTATAATATGATCAAACATTCCTTTAGATTTTTTACCAGCATCAATAACTTTTTCATATATATCTTTACCATCAAAGTTAATCTTACCGACTTCTTTAAGTTGTCCATCATGAAATGTTGCGTAGGCAAGACTTTTAGTGCTAGCATCAATAGCACAGATACGTTCTGGACGTAACTCTAGGCCCCACTTATTCTTGCTCATACTCAATAAACCCTTTCAACTCTTTAATCATCTTTGCTACTTCTTTTTCACTTATATTACAATTAGAGCAGAATCCAGACTCATTGTATATTGATAAAGAAACTCCGCATCCACCAAGGCATTTTCTTATCTTACCAATTCGTCTTTGACTTCGTGTTAGATGATATCTTTCGGCAATCTTTTCTCTTGTAGCCTCATCTCTACAAGTATTACCGCAATATATCTGATAACTTACTTTAGGATCAAAGTAGGCATCGCATCTACTACATAGTTTCAACTAACTTCTCCATTGATTTAATCTTTACTACGCCTTCTCCAGCATCTGAACAAGCCTTTTGAATTGGACATGTCTTGCAAATTTTAGAATTAGATCGGTAGTTTTTGGTAGGAAGAGTTCTGGCTTCCCAGGCTTTGCGAACTTCACGCATCCATTGAAATGCGTTATCAATCCATTCACGATAGTTATCATCTACCTCAACTGGCAGAATAAGTAGTTCATGGTTATTTTTGTTTTCATAAATAAGAACACCCTTTTTCTTACCAAGGATTTTCATATAGATAAGCAACTGAATTAAGTGACCAGTCTTTGGCTTCATAGAGTTTTTGCGATACTCAAAACCTTCGTTAAGCATTGTCTTGATTTCGCCAACAATCTCTTCGCCTTCCCAATCAAGCATAACATCACCATATCCAAAGATAGGTGGATCATCATGACGAATTTTAAATTCAGTAGTCTCTTCATTATTGTCATCACGATAAATCTTAACAATGCCAGCATTCATCATAGCGTTTTGAATTCTTGCGTGAGACAAGGTTCCAGCAGTCATGTTTGCTGCTCCGTAAGCATCTGCATTATCTTCAAACATCTGACCGTCAAATGCTAGATACCAATACCTAGGGCACTCTCCGTGTGAGTATGCAATTGTAGACGGGGCAAAAGTTTTCTTTTGTGTTTGCTTTGGTCCACGATTAATAATATACCCATGCTTAATTTTTTCAATTAAAGCATCACTATCAAGAATATTATTCTTTTTCATTGCAGGCTTAAGCATTACAGATTGTAGTAAATTCTTAGTCATATTCATCCTTTGTTTATATAAGTATACCAGGTTAGCGCATTATGTATTTTAATGCTGAGACCAAGTTGTTTACTGCTTCTGCTGCTGTGTAATAAATGTTTTTCTTTGCCCGATTATTCTTGTCAACATTTGCCATCCAAGTAGCCTTTAACGCTAACTTTCCTGCAATTGCCTGAAGTCTAACAATCTCAATTGCTGCCACTGGCATAGGAATGTCTGGCTTAATGATTAACTTAGCAATCATCGTAAGTGCTATAGTTAACTCTTCGTCTTCCATAAATTCAGCAATCTCTGCCAAACCATTAACCATATCTAGTGTTGTTTGTCCTGTACCTTCTGTCATTTTATTCTCCTTCTACTAACTGTTCTAACATATCTAGTTCAATTATAGCAAGTCTAACTTTCTGTGTCCCCTCGCCAAGAACAATGATCAAGGCTGGATCCATACTTTTTTTAAGTGCATCAGTAACAGCCTTAGCCCACACATCTTGATTCAAAGTAAAAGACTTTGAGCACTCTTTAAAATCAACAACAAAGTTATGCCAAGAAGCATCCCCCTTTGTATTATTTCTTCCAGAGTTCTTATGCTGTTTAGCACCTATACGTTTAGATTCAGAACGCTCACTCATATTAAAAGTCTGCTTTCTTCTTTTTTTGTGGCATAAGTTCTACCTTTGATACGTGTTTCTTACTACACATCCAAGTAGCATCACCTGAACTAATCCAAAGCCTTAGAGATGTAACCTCTTCTTGACATTTCTTGCAGGGAAACTTGCCTTCAAACACCTTAAATTCTTTTTCAGCCATCTGAAAGTTTCTTCTTTAATGACTCTTGTAATTCAAGATCTTCCTTAACACGACTAATAAACCCGTCTCTGCCCTGCACCTTTGTTCCATCATCAAGTTGATACCAAGCGCCAGTTCTATTTACAAGCCCTGCTGCTTCTGCCGTATCTACAAGATCTCCAATAGAGTCAATTCCAATTTCATCTCCTCTAAAATAAAAGTCATACTCGCCTGACTGAAATCCTGGAGAAGTTTTAGAGAACTGCAGTTCCCAACGAATCTTTCTACCAATCTTTTCTTCAATCAACTTATCACCAATCTTTATCTTACCCTTAATGGCTTGATTGTCAGACTCTGATGAGAACAGTTTAATGACTGTTGACGAGTAAAATTTTGTAGCCTGCCCACCTGTTGGTTGCTGACTTGTATACATTGCATTAATATTATTACGTGATTGAGAAATTAATACAAATAGTGTTGGCTTAACCTTATTGTTAGCATAGTTAATCATCTTCCAAGCATTACTAAAGTCACGAGACTCAGCGCCAATTTGCTTTGTATTTTCTAGTTGTTTAAGTTCGTCTGAGTCTTTTTCAAAGTAAATTGCAGGAAGCAAAGATGTAATTGAGTCAATAACTACAATATCAACACCAGCATTAATAAGGTTTGTCCCTACGTCCACCATCTCATTAATTGTACGTGCCTGAGAATAAATAAGTTTAGATGAGTCTACCCCAAGGCGCTCAGCCCAAACCTTATCGTATGACATTTCTGCATCAATCCAAGCACAAACCTTACCTTCCTTCTGTGCTAGACCTATCATCTGAAGGCATAGAGAGGACTTTGCAGAGGACTTTGATCCCCAAACCAGTACCTGTCTGCCATAAGGCAGTCCACCTGCCAGAGCACGATTTAAACCAAAACTGGGTGTGGCTGCATATTCTGTTGGAGGTACTGAGTCTCCAACCATAATAGTCTTACGCAACTTAGGGTTAAGTTGTGCTAGTACTTCTTCCATTGTTACTGACATTAAAATCGTACCCCGTGTTTTTCTGGTCTAGTTTTATTAAAGTCGATCTTTTCTTTGAGTGCTTGATCAAGTGATAATCTAGTATAGCCTGCTTCAACCATTCCTGCATATAGATCAAGTGTCCTAATAATAATATCTGCAAACTCTTTAGTGATCTCTTCTTCGCCTTTATCTTTACGTACTGCTTCCATTACCTCAGTAACTTCTGACACAATCATCATACATTGTTTAGCAATAAATATATCATTTATAGCGTCGTGATCTTCTGGACTTCCCCAAAAACCTTTTTCAACTGCATTCTTGTGTAGTTCTATTGCCATATCGTCAAGCATTTATATCCTCCAGTGTTATTGTTCCATCTTTTGTTTTTCCAAAACTAAACTTGTATGCCTTGCCTTCTTCAAGTTTCATATAGGCTTTTGCAAATGCCGTAGGGAATACTGTAATAGGGTGTAGGTCTCTTCCAGTATCTGCAAGGGTTAGTGTTGCCATCTTCTTACCAGCCTTTGTGACTCTTGGCTTAAAAGAAACAACAAACATTTCTTCATCCGAATAGGGCAATTGCTTATAACTTAAAAACTTTACAAGGGCATTGTCTGAACCCTTGATCTCATCAACTGGTATTGCAGAAACAATTCTATTATCTGTTGCAAGAAGCAAATATGTTTTTCCAGTTTCAATTGTTGTCTGCTCTTCATCAAATATGCCGATGCTACCAGTCTTATCAAGAACTTCAACTCTTGACCAACCAGTACCACGCTTAATGGCTTTGACCATACCCAGAAGTATAAAGGATCCCTTTTCTTCAAAACTTTCTGTATCACTAATAAATGCATAGTAGTGTGACGGAATTGTAATGTTGAATTCTGGAAGGTTTAGATATTCATAAAGATGCTCTTTAATCTCATCATCATTGCGTGGATGATCAGAGAACGTTGCTGCGCCAATGACTCTTAGCGCTTGTAAGGCACGAGAGTTTACTCCGTTACCTTTGGTAAATGTAAATTCTTCAAGTTCTTTGTATGAACTAAATGGTCGTGCAGATATGTATCTTTCTGCAATCGTGTCAGATATGAACTTGATAGCACTGAGTCCAAACCGAATACCCTTACCCTCAATTTTAAAATCTTTATCCGAATCGTTAATGTGAGGTAACTTAATACTAATGCCCATTCTTTTTGCCTCAATAAGATACTCAGTTCTTCCATCTTTATCCTTTTCATTTTTAAGAAGAGCAAACATAAACTCTAGTGGGTAGTGGTATTTGAGCCACGCTGTCCAATACGAGAGAGTACTGTAAGCAACGGCATGCGATTTGTTGAACGAATACCCAGCATGCGCTTCAAAATCATGCCAAAGATCCAAAGCATCATTAGGGGCGATATACTTACTAGCACCACTAATGAAACGATCTTGGAACTCATTAAACTCTTTAGCATCTTTTTTCTTGCCAATGATCTTTCTAACTTTATCTGCTTCCGACATGGACATACCGCCAAGTTGTACGCATGCTTGCATAACTTGTTCCTGGTAAAGAATGCAGCCATAAGTATCCTCCGTAAATGGTTTTAGAATTTGGTGAAGATAGTTAATATTTTGACGACCATGCTTACGGTCAATATAGTCTTTACCAATTGTGTTTGCAGCACCTGGGCGAACCAAAGCATTTGATGCAGCAAGTTCATCAAGGTTCTTTACTCCCATTTTAATTAAAAGGTTTGTGTATGGTGTTGCTTCACACTGGAATACACCCTTGGTGTATCCACTAGAAAGCATTTCATAAACATCTTTATCATCCATATTAATTGAAAGCAAATCAATATCTACATAATGATTTTCTTTAACCATATCAATAGTATCTTTAAGTACACTAAGAGTCTTAAGACCCAGAGCATCAATCTTGATTAAGCCAATTCGTTCAGCCTCTTCCATATCCACACCAACAACAGGAATGCGTTCATCACTACCAGTAGCAGATCTTGTTTCCATTGGGGCGTGTCTAAATATTGGCTCCTTTGCAGTAACTACACCTGCAGCGTGAATACCAGTACCACGGATACGGCCACGAAGTTGTTCTCCATAGATTTCTACTTCTGGATACTTCTCACGAAACTCTCGTGTTGATTTTGAACTACAGAAGTCATCCCAAGTATCTACGGTCTTTAACACTTTGTTTACATCAGATAGTGGAATATTTAGTACTCGTGAAACGTCACGAACAATCCCCTTTCCTGTAAACTCTAAAAATGTAGCGATTGATGCTACGTGTCGGTATTGTCTAACTAAATAGTCTTTTACTTCTTCACGACGAGTATCTTGAATATCTGTATCAATATCAGGAAAGTCATTACGATCTGGATTAATAAAACGAAAGAATAGAAGTCCGTGTTTAATTGGATCAATGTCTGTAATGCCAAGGGTATAACATACAAGAGATCCTGCTGACGAACCACGGCCAGGGCCTACAAGAATTCCTTCTTTCTTTGCCCAACCAATCATATTTTGAACTACAAGAAAGTAAGGACCAAAGTTTTTGTTTTTAATAATCTCTAACTCTTCATCAAGACGATCTAAGTATTCCTTGTTACCTTCTAAGCCACGAGTCTTCAAACCCTCTAAGGCAAGAGTTTTAAGTTCTTTGTCTGGACTCTTATACTGTACTGGAAGTAAGTTTAATCCATCTTTAATGTCATAGTCTTCTACTTTGTCTGCAATGCTAATAGAGTTGATATACATATCTTCTCTTACTATACCCTGGGATTCCATGGCTACCTTCATCTCATCATATGAAAGAAGGTGAATGTCAAACTTGTTAAATGACATTTGTCTATCTTCGCCGTATAGATAATCAAGACGCTTTAGCATTCCATCTTGCTTCTTTGATTTTTCATAGGTAGTATCTTTTTGTACCTTGGCGTGAGAGTTCATCAATAGTTTAAACTCTTGAATTTCTTTTTGTGACTCGTCAACATGGTGACAGTCTGGAGTAACAACAGTCTGAATTTTAAACTCATCTGCTAAGTCAGCAAGTTGCTTATTTACTTCTGCACCATTGTGTGGCATTAACTCCATATAGAAGTCATCTTTAAATACTCTCTTAAACCATTCAATATGCTTCTTTGCCTGAGCATACTCTCCGTGCTCTAGTGCTTTTGCAATGATACCGCTTAAACATCCAGATAAAACAATAATGCCTTCTGAGTACTTTTCAAGAACTTCAAAGTCAAAGCGTGGCTTATTAAAATATCCTTCAGTCCAAGCGATCTCATTAATCTTGTTTAGATTCTCTAAACCAAGTTGGTTCTTAGCGAGAAGGATAATGTGATTATAGACCATATCAGTTGGCTCAGTGCGTTCTGCCTTTGCCCTCTTATCAAATCTATCAGCACAAAAATATCCTTCTACGCCAAGTATAGGCTTAATACCCTTTTCTTTAGCCATGCGATACATCTCACGATGACCAGATAACGTACCGTGGTCTGTGATTGCGATTGCACTCATGCCTAAAGCACTAGCACGGTCAACATACTCTTGTGGAGTTGCTACGCCGTCAAATAGTGAGTAGTGAGTATGTACGTGTAAGCCTACGTAACTCATCTATTACCAGTCTGTGTTTGTTGCAGAAGTGGTAGTTGGACCATCAAAGCCCAAATAGAATGCTTCTTGTTCAGCATATGGAATATTGCGAAGAGCAAGTTCCAATGGAAACGGTTCAGTTCCAGACCAATCAAATGGTTCCTTGTCTGGTGCTGATGGAATGAGTGTGTAAGATGTTTCAGTTCCCTGACCATTACGCTTTACTTTCCAAACCAAGTTTGAGATGCTTCCTGTTTCAAGAGCATACTCACGAATGGTATTGAAAGCAGACTGCTTGCTTACACCCATTGACCAAATAGCAACATATGGCTTTTCAATGCCATCGTCTACTAGGACGTTGCAGTAGAAACGAAGACGACCACGCCATCCAGCCTTTGGATCCTTGCGGTGCATCTCTTCTGCCCAGTCACGGCCTTCTGACTCCATTGTATCTACAGCCTTACGCTTATAGTCCTTTGGATTTGTGTGTTCTTTTACAACTAAAGCAAGACCACGACCCTCGTTATAATTTGCTGAGTCTTCGTCTAGTTCTTCAATAAAGCGAATCTTTACTGATTGACCATCGGCAAGTTTTAGCCACTTTACCTTTGGTGAGTTTTCATCATACTTTGGCTTGTCAAGCAGGGCATTAATATTTTTGAGTCCCTTTACTACGCTCATATCTTTCTCCTTTGTGTTATTATATTAGTTTAGCATAGAAGATATAGATTTGTCAAACTGGAATTCAATACTCCTGATTGCATCATCATCCATATCGCCAATGTCTTTGTATTTTTTATCTATGTTGATTACGCTGACTAGAGATCCAAGTTTTTCAACTAACTTATCTTTCATGATCTTGCCAGCCTCATCATTGTCTGCAACAAGTACAACATTGTTGAAGTACTTTTCTAACAGTTTCATTTGAGATGCAGAAACGTTAGCGCCCAGTGTTGCAACTGCTGGGAAACCTACTTGGTCTAAGCGGATAGCATCAAATGATGACTCCACTACATATATAATACTAGAAGTCTTTACTCTATGCAAGTTAAAAAGAATTTTGCTCTTTGGTAATCCTGGAGTATTCTTGAACTCTTTGCCCTCAACAGACCTACCAACAAATCCAATTGTCATGCCATCTGGAGAGTGAACAGGTATCGTCACCATATCTTGTTTTTCTGAGTACCCCAAAGAAAACTTTTTTACTGAGTCTTCTGTAATATATCTTCCAGCGTAATACCTCATTGCCTTTGGAGACTCTAATGCCTGATTATTAAGGCGCTTAATCAATACCTCATCATACTGAACAAAGTCAGGTGCTGCGTACATTGTCTTGTTTACAACAGACTCAATATTTGTTTCTGTTTCTTTGCTTTTAATATAGCGAGCAGTTTCAAAATAAGATCTTCCAGTTGTAAACATAATAAATTCTTCTAGGTTTTTTGTAGTTTGACAACCAAAGCAAAAGAACAGCCCACTATCTTTTGCAACTTCTCCAGCAGGAGTTCTGCTATTGTTGTGATAGGGACAATAAATAATAAAGTCATTGCCAAACTCTGCTTCAATCTCAATTCCAGAACCGTTTAGTACACGGCGGATCTGCTCTTCACTATAGAGATTATTTGCCATCTTCAAAATCCTTATAACGATAGTAGCCTTTGTCAAAGTCTACCTGAACTAAGAAGTCACCCATAAATCCATTACGATTCTTTCTGAATACACACTCAATTACATCGCTGTTAACTCCACGACCAAGTGCAAGCAACCAGTCAGCATCATAGGATATCTGCCTTGACCAAGCAGTTTGACCAAGTGTAGGTGGTGTGCTCAAGTCTTTTACATCATCTGGAGTTGCAGATGAGATAGCAATAATAGGTACTTCTTCACTAATAGACATTAGTTTAAGTTCTCGTGAAAGGTTCTTCATCTTTACCGTTTCATTATCAGCACGCTGATTAGGACTCATTAGTTGAAGATAATCAACAACAACAAAATCTGGTCTATACTGATCAATCTTTCCACGAATAACGGAAGGAGTTACCTCTCCACCAGAGTCATTAGAGATAATATGAAACTCTGGACGACCAGCAACTTTGTTGGCGTGCCACTTACGGAGCATATCAATTTCTACTTCACCATTAGATAACTTGCGGTGTGACCAAAGACCCTCACCCATAATTGCAAATACACGGTTGCGAACTTCTGTCTCACTCATTTCAAGAGAAATAATCATTGGAGACTTTCCTTGTTTCCAAGCCTGCACTGCAAAATATAGTGCCATCCAAGATTTACCAATACCTGGATAAGCAAGGAATACTCCAAGTTGCCCTGGCATAATTCCAGCAGGGAGATAGTTATCAAATCCTGGTAAGCCAGTTTTAATTCCTATAGCACCAAATTCATTTTGCTTCTGGACTCTTTCATAATATGCAACAGCATCTTCAAGATCGGTAGCATCAATATCACGGATTGCAGCAGTATTCTTTTTTAATTCTGAAGTCTTGGTAATAAGATGCTCAAGTGCTTCTGTTCCATTACCAGTCTGAACATCTCCAGCAGCACTGCGAAGAATATCTTTTAGGCTATCGTTAAGGTATTCTGTTTGAAGTTCTGATAGATGATGTTTTGTTGATCCTACTCCAGGAACTGGCTCAAAGTCACGAAACTTTTCTCTAACTAGGTCTGATGGTGGAAGCGCTTGATTGTTTTCAGAGTATAAACGAATAAAATTCCAGATATCGTTATGTGTGCGTAGCATAGTTTCAACATTAGCCTGAAGCAGTACGTGTATTTGTTTATCTTCTAATACTGCGGTAATTACTTTTGCCTCTGTATTATTCACTTAGCCACTCCTTAGCCATTCGTCTGCGCTCTGCTCTGTCTATTCTATCTTGCTCTACTTCTGCTTTACCATTTATAATTTTTTCTGTGTTATATGCAAAATAGTTCCAACTAGGATC